CATGTGCGTGAGTCGGAATCGGGGCACACATGGGAGTGTGATGATACGCCTGGTGCAGAGCGCATCACAGAGTATCACCGAAGCGGAACCCACTACGAGATATTTCCTGACGGAAGCAAGGTAGAGCGCATTGTGCGAGACAACTACACGGTGATTCTGAAAGACAACCATGTGCAGATAGACGGCAACACTTTTGTCACCATCGACAAAGCACTTCGCATTCTACAAAATACGGATCAAGAATCTGGCAGAAACTTTGATATACAGGTGGGACAAGGCGCTAATGTGAATGTGGAAGTCATGCAAGGCAGCGTGAATCTGACCCTGCATGACGGAGACTACAACGCATATGTGAACGGAAACTATACGCTAGATGTCACAGGAAACATGACTGAACGAATCGGTAAGAAACGATTCTCGCATTCTGGCGGAGATACTCATATCAAGACAAACAAGACTTATATCTTGGAAGCAACCAAGAATATCCTAGAATCCTGCGGAGGATTCAGAGACATGACAACTGGACTTTACACCGCGTTGAAGTCTGGCCAGTATCATCGTTTCACAAGCAAAGCAGATACCATCATTCGCGGTGCAACCATCCAACTAAACTAACATGGGAATGCCAGTACACAGACTCGGAGACATATGCACAGGACACGGATGCTTTGGTTCAAGACCAAATGCAGGCGCGTCAGGTGATGTGTTTGTCAATAGTTTAGGAGTGCATCGTGTAGGAGATCCATGGCAAAGTCATTGCTGCGTTGTTTGTCACGGAGCAAACCAAGAAACAGGATCGCCAACTGTTTTTGCAAACGGAATGGCGGTTGCTCGCATCGGAGATGGTGTATCGTGTGGATCGCGTAATCAAACAGGCAGCGGAAATGTCTTTGCGGGGTAACACATGGCAGACGGAATTGAAAGAACTAAAGAACTAACCAAAAGAGTAGTCGGCAAATGCACCCCAAACGCTGATAGACTTTCTAATGCAGTCAAATCCCTTGTTGACAAGGTAATGAAGGGAGAGATATTTGAGAATGCGTCTGCGTTGGGAGTACTGCAATGGGTGTTATGTTCTGAAGACCTAAAGACTCTGGCAAGTTCTATTCCTCCGTGGGCATATGATGGCGATTCAGGATCGGGATCAGAAGATGTTACTCCTGAGCAAGAGCATTTCTACGATAGAATCGTGTCCCGAGGAGGTACTAGTCTTCTCAGCAAACTGAGAACCTTACAGTTTGGATCAGAAAGTTCCTTTGGTTCTCAAGTAACCTTTACAGATAAACTGACCAGTCAACAAGAACGAATGAGTTCTTTCAAATCGCATACTGACCAACAAAGTGGTGCAGGCGATCCTGTGATATTTCAGAGAACGATGGGCATTGCAAGTGCATATGATTCTGCCAAGCAACAAATGGAAGGCCAGGATCAGGACAACTTTACTGGATTCTTCAACTCTACCATTCAAGGACCAATCGTCATTGAGCAGATGAAGAATCTGCTGTGTATTCCTGATTCTTTGGGTCAGATTCTTCGCAGCATCCTAGACTTGATTGCAGGCTCTTTACCATTTACTCTTGATGATATTACCAATCTGCTAGGTGGATTGGAACTCGATGAGTTCTTTGAGAAACTGGATCAGATGTTATCTGATATGGCAGGATTCTTTGAATATCTGAACTATATCGTTTCACTTGATCTATCACAGTTTTCTTTGGCACAAGCGTATGTTCAGAAGTTTACGCTTGGACAATTCATGGCAGCAATCGCCAAGGGAGAGGGTAGAGGAAACTGTATCATGCGCGCCATGCTAGAAGAGTTCACAGGTAGCGACAATCTCAGAGATGCAATAACGGCGATTGATGTTGAACGAGACAAAGAAGAAAGAGCGGCCGCGGCCGCATCTGCCGCACAAACTGAATCTGGCAAACAAAGAGCATATGATTCACAAACTGAAGACAAAGAGATTTTCTTTGAACCAGTTCCTGATGAATTGATTCTGCAAGGAATAGTAACAGGGACTCCAACACCAACTCCTCCTCCTATAGATGCTGCTACTGTTGCCTTGATTCAGGCCAGGTTGCAGGAAGTAGAGGCAAGAACCATGTCGGTTGGCCTTAGACTTGCTATGATGGTCACCCCTACTCCTGATGAAGAGGTAGATGGTGGATACTTTGATGAGGGAGTATCCGGTGGGTCTGATGGAGTAGTACCTTCCGATTCAGAATGGTACACTCCAACACCAACTCCTACACCAAGTTCCGCACTTGGTTCAGGTGGGCCCGAGTTAGGAGGTATGCTCTGATGTGTATTCTGGCTAATACATACATGGAACAGGAGAACTTATGGCAAACACCCCACAAACCAAATTCACAGACATTGATTTGAACTTTGCCAAAAATCCTGTGACACGGGATTTGAATGTTCTACAGGATGAAACCGCAATCAAGCGATCACTAAAAAATATCATCCTGACGAATACATACGAAAGACCCTTTTCACCTGAACTAAAAGGCAATGTTACTGCCATGTTGTTTGAACCGTTCACAGACCTAACTGTGATTCGCTTGGAAAAGGGTATTCGTGATGCCGTATTGTCATACGAACCTCGTGTAGTGCTTCAAGATGTGATTGTTGAAGGTGATCCTGATCGTAACAGGTTCATCGTAACCATTCGATTTCAGATCAGAAACACATCAAAGGTATCTGAAACACAGTTTTACCTAGAGAGGCTTCGCTAATGGCAGATGTAAACAACAAGATTGCAGTAGACGGACTAGAGTTCTACGAGATCAAAACCAATCTGAAGCGATTCTTGAGTTCTCAAGACAAGTTCAAAGACTACAACTTCGAGGGATCGGGGTTGAGCATTCTGTTAGATTTGCTTGCCTATAACACCCACTACATCAACTACTATAGCAACATGGTTGCAAATGAAATGTTCTTGGATACAGCAACTGTGCGCGACTCAGTGGTATCGCATTCCAAGTTGCTTGGATACACTCCAACTTCCAACAAAGGCGCCCGCGCTCAAGTTTCTGTTACTGTAGACGCAGATGGAGATGGTGGAATTGCAAACGAGTTCTTGCCCAGATACAGCACATTCTTGGCAAGTGCAGGTGGGAAAAGTTTCGCTTTCAGAACCATCGACACTTACAAGTTTGAACCCAAGTCATATGATGAGAACGGAATCGTTCAAAAGTACTGGATACCTGAACTAACCATTGTTGAAGGTAGACCAGGCGTATCAACCTTTATCGTGGATCGAACAAATTCTCCATCACAGCGATTTGTGATTCCCGAGACAAACATTGATCTAAGCACACTCAAGGTAAGAGTGCAGACTTCGGTAACAAACATATCAGGATATGACGAGTACTGGACTCTTGTTTCTGATCCTCTACAACTGAATGCAGCGAGCAAGGTTTACTTCATACAGGAAACAGAGAACACCAAGTACGAGGTGTACTTCGGTGACGATATTGTAGGCAAAGGATTACAGAACGGAAACATTGTCGTATTGGAATACTTGGTTACTTCAGCAGATCCAATAGAAGCGAACGGTATAGGTGCAACTGATACAGAATCTTTGCAGTCGTCCTTTAGTTTAGAGGGTAGTGATTTTGCTGATCCCGATGTAGTTACTATTGATCCTGCATTGGGAGGATCTGAGAGAGAAGGTATTGAGTCTATCAAATACTATGCTCCTAGAGGATTCCAAGCGCAAGATCGTGCAGTTACTGTGGAAGACTACAGTTTCATGCTTGCCAGAGACTATCCATTCGCAGAGAGCATTTATGTGTGGGGAGGAGAAGACAATACACCCCCTGTATATGGAAAGGTGTTTGTGTCTATCAAACCTTCGCGTGGAACAAGTCTCACAAACCAAGAGAAAGAAGCAATCAAGATAGGCATTCTCAAAAAGTTAAATATCGTTGGAGTAACTCCTGAGATTGTTGATCCTGACTACACCTATCTGAAATTTGAAACTACCGTAAAGATGAATCCGGCAAAGACTACCAAGACTCCAAACGAAGTAAAGCAAGTGGTAAAGAATTCGGTGAATTCATATGTCAACGGCAATCTTGGCAAGTTTGGTGGAAACTTGTTGGCATCTAGACTATCTTCTAACATTGACTCGTCTGACACTAGTGTGGAGGCGAGTGGAACTGTAATCTTCTTAGAGAAGCGCATCTCCCCGAACTACGGAGTTGATGCAAACTATACCACCGAGTTCTCAAATCCAATGGAACCCGAAACCATAAATTCAAACGGATTCTTGCATTTCGATGCAGCAAAAGCCTCGTTCTCTTCTCCATACTCTGTTGCATATTTGCGAGATGATGGAAACGGACAGATGAATGTAATAACTTACGAACCGCTACCAGGCGCTGCTGCGTCACCTACTTCATCGGTTTCTACCAATCCAACATCTTTGTCTGAGAAGCCTTTCCGAGTATTGAAATCTAAAGCAGGCAGTATAAACTACGAATCAGGACAGGTTGACCTTCCAACACTAAACATTGCAGGACTTTCGGGTATCAATCCTGTGTTGAAAATTAGCGCACAGCCTAGTAACTTCGCAGAGATCGTTGCAGATAAAAACCAGTTGTTAGTGATTGACAATACAGATCCAACATCGAACATTGTCGATGTGAAACTTTCTACAGAAGGTAGACTGAACTCACCAAGTTCTGCAAGAAATCAACCAAAGTTTCAAGCAGACCCCACACAACAACCCACTACTACACAGGCAACGGCACAAACAACCAATGCCGCAAAACCAAAAGAGTCTTCTCCTCCTCCAAAGGGTTATCCCAAGTGTTGAGGTAATTGATGCAAGGATACGACAACAAACTACAACACTTTATTGCTGGGCAAGTTCCAGAGTTTGTCTCTGCGGATCATCCCGTATTTGTTGCATTCATGGAAGCGTATTTCGAGTGGTTACAAACCAATGAAGAAGGAAGAAGACTTTCTCCGCTGACATTGCTAGATCAGAGAGATATTGACAACAGTTTGGATTCATTCGTCGCGCTGTTCAAAGAAGAGTACCTGAAACACTTTCCACAGCAACTGGCGTTCGATCAGACTACAGGGGCACTCCTAGATGAACGCAAACTGATGAAACATATCAGAGCGTTTTATAAGGCAAAGGGAACAGAGAAATCATATAGATTCTTGTTCTTGATTCTGTTCAACACTTATGCTGAGTTGTACTATCCAAAGGTTGACATTCTTCGGTTGTCTGATGGCAAGTGGAATACTCTGTACAAGATCAAAACCACATCCACGAATGGCCGAAAACTATTCCAATATAACGGGGGCACTCTCTCGCAGAGAGATGGTTCTGGCATATTGAAGGCATATGCAAACATCAAAGGCATCATTCAATACACTCAAGGTGGATACGAAGTAACCGAGTATGTGATATCATCGCCGTTCGGACAGTTTACGCCAAACTCTCCAGTACAGATTTCAAATTCTCCACTCGCTACTGTAAGTGAAATTGTGTATACGATTCTTACTGGATTTGATATTTGTGATACTGGAGAAGAAACGGCATCTACTGGACAATCATGGAAACTCTATAGAATTGGCGATCAGGTTGTGCTGTATCCGAAAAGTAACTATGGATTTCCTGAGGGCAATGGAGGATTTGGACAGATCATCGAGATTGACTATCTCAAGAGTGCATACTTTGTTAAAACAGGAGAGAGCGATGCTAGAGGTCCTGTGAAGCGAATAAAGATTGTGGATGGTGGGGTAAACTATAATCCCGAAGAATGGGAAGCAAAGATCATTTCTTTGGCTGGAAGAGGAACTGAAGTGGTTCCATTATTCGGTGCAGTTGTAGAAGACTACGGATTCTACAGTAATGACGATGGCCATGTATCATCCAAAAAGAAACTGCAAGACAACAGATTCTATCAAGAATTCTCGTATGTTGTGAAGACTGACGAATCATTTGGCAGATGGATCGACACTATAAGAAAGTTGATCCATCCATCAGGAATGGCAGTGTTTTCACAGCAGTATCTGTACAGAACCACAGGATATCGAGTTGATGACAAGAACTTTGTAGTCACATTTGAAGATCCTATCATCGGACACTACACACCATACCGATTCAAGACCTATGAAAATCTCAGAAACAATAGTCAAGGAGTTGACTTGTATCCTGATGGTTACAACCCGTTGTTGGGTACTGCGGTCGAAAATGGCACAGATCCTCATATCACTGGCGGAAGTCCTCTATCAGAAGGCCTTATACAGGGCATACACAACATTTGGTGCCTGGATGCCGACCACAATTCATCGGACTACGAACAAGTCACGAGCAATAACATAACAGGTGGGTGTACAGGCACAGAAGAACTACAAGCAACTCACGAAACATGGGAACTTTGTACTGGAACTGGTCCTGGATGCTGCCTATCGCAGAATTACTGGATTGTGTACAGTCATCCAAACAGCAGAGGATATACAAACATAACCCCATGTATCTGTATTGAAGGAAACTCAGATTTCACTAGATTTTCTTACATCAAACTGAACGATTTCTTCCACATGATTGATGGAAGATACTACCACTCGTTTGTGCCTGGATCTAACAAGTTTGATGGATTTGAAACAGATGACTTTGTTCCTGAAGAAACATCGTATGTTGCAGGAATAATAAAAGGACTTGGTAAGAGATCTGATGTACTGGATGAACAGACAGTAAATGTATCTGAGTTAAATAGAATTTTCAACACAAATACGCAGGGACAAAACACTAGAAGTGGATCAGTTTCTAGATTTACACCTACATAAGCAAAGGTAAACTAATGGCATTTGATACTCGTATCCGCAACAAGTTCCGTGCAAATCTAGCAGAATTTCTGCTAGATGAGTTTGATTCCTTTTCTGATTCTAGATTCTTCTTGTTCTTTGGAAAGAACTCACAATGGAGCAATGAAAATCTTCCAGATTTAGTTGTTGATTGTGTCCGTGGTGATCTAGATGCATGGACTGATATGATGGGAGCCATCCGTATTGGTAGAAGCGATGTATCACTAGTCATTCCTAGAAATCCTTGGCAAAACGGAACGGTTTACGCAGAATATGATGATGTGGTTGATTTGGTAAATCCATACGCCCCGAAACAATTCTATGTAACCACATCTGAAAACAAGGTGTACAAATGCATTTCCAATGAAGGTGGAGAACCTTCAACCGATCAACCAACTTCAACAAGTACAAGCATTTTCTGCACAAGTGATGGATACAGGTGGAAGTTCATGTATCAGATTCCTGACGATCTGTACTACAAGTTTGCTACTGATACGCGAGTTCCAGTAGAGTTTATCGAAGATGGATTTAACTTTGCGGGTGGTCTTAGCAATGTCAGATCGCTTCAACTTGCTGTTCAACAATCAGCCATAGATGGATCAATTGACAATGTAATCCTTACATCTCTAGGAGATTCATTCCCGCTCACAAGCATTAGCACAAATCAGATGGTTGCTGTGCCAGGCAGAGTGGGAGACACAAAGGTTTGGGTTATTCCCGCAGGACTTCCAGTTGGAGGAAACTTGAACTCTGAAGGTGGATTGGTTGGCTATAGTGTATACTTCAAGAGTGGTTTAGGATCAGGACAAATTCACGAAATTCAGTTTGCAGAATGGGGACAACCTTCCACCGAATATGCAGGATTGCTTGGATTGACCATCAGAGAACCACTTGCTCGACCAGTATCTGCTTCGGGAGAAAACAGAACAGCATTCGACATTGTTCCAACAGCAAAGGTGTTTGGTGATGGATTTGGATGCGAACTGCTTTGCAAAATGGAAGCAATCACAGGAGCAGAGTGCAACAATACTTACCAAATTGATCGACTAGAAATTCTAAGAGCGGGAAAGAACTACACGAATGCAACCATTGTTATTACACCAGTTTCTGCAAAGGCGCCCGAAGCAAGAGTAATCATTTCTCCGCGTGGCGGACATGGATCCGATGCAGTCACAGAACTTGGTGCATCTGAGATTATGGTTTTCTGTTCTAGCAGAGCAGGTATAGCAGGAGAGTTGCCAGCGATCAACAACTTCCGACAGTTTGGACTTCTTAGAAATCCAAAGTTGGGAAGAGGTACAAATGCAGGTCAGTTTGCAGGTATCGAAGACTTGGAAGGATACAAACTCAGAATAACCAAACCAAAAATCATCGTGGTAAAGATCAAGTTTTGGGCATCGGACGGAGTTGAAGAGAGACACACATATGATCCTTCCACGGGAAACTTTGTGCATGGTCAACTAGTCAAACAAGCAAGCAGCGGTGCAACTGGTAGAGTTGTACGATGGATACCTCCTATTGCTGTGTCTTCTGAAAATTGCTGTACGGCAATCACAGGACCAGATCCTACTGGATATGTGTATATCGAACCTTTAGAAGATAGCAAGTTCAAAAACAATTCAAACCTTCCCATTGTTGGATGCAACGATGCAGGACAGGAGATAGGCCCATCATATCAGTATTTCCAAGATGACGATAACTTCATTAGTACGCTTGGATATACTTCTGAGTCATTTGACATTGGTAAGTTTGTGATTGGAGTAGAGTCGTTGACTACTGCCAGAATTGCCGGTTGGGATGTTGGAACTGATGGAACAGACGGATATCTCATACTGAGCGATGTCAATGGAAGATTCCGTGGAGCAACTGTAGATGCACTTGGAAATTATGTGGAAGGCGAAAGAGTCATACAGGTTTCGGGGGTAAATCAATTCTCTGGCATATGGAATGGAAGCAACATCAGTAGCACAGGTGTTCGAGAAACAAACATTGGCATTGTTAGTGGAGATGCTCAACGAGAAACACTAACAAGAGCATCGTACAGTCAAACCTATAAGGTAAATGCCAAGGTTCTGAACAACACTCCAAGTTTAGTAGATATCAATGGCATATCTTATCTTTCATTAGACAGTACGATTACTGTCTTGGAACTGATCACAGGTACTGAGGGAACAATAGATGCCGAGTATCGCAAGATAGGTACTGCATCTGTGGTGGACTACACCATCACACAGTCTGAGTCTGAGCAAGCAGTGAATCTAGAATTGACTTCTCTTAGAGGTTGGAACAGATCATTTGATCCGTTTGATAGCACCACAAAAGAAGGCATTTTGCTTGGATTTGGAAAAACTGAAAGTGGGCAACCAGTTTATGTCCTGACCGTAGACGAGATCCCCATTTCAGACAACATCCCTTCGATAACTCGCGGGGATGTCACCGAGCCAGACCTTCAGATTAATAGTGGCGAAGTCGTATACATAGACAATATCAAGGCAATCACTCGCAACCCCGAGCGGCTTGAAGAGTTCAAGTTGATTCTACGGTTCTAAAGGACTAAGAATGGCAGAGATCGAACCAACACAATTCGCAGGCTTCCCGTACTACGACGACTATCAGGACAGCAAGAAATTCATCAAGATGCTGTTCAAGCCTGGCTATGCATTACAGGCCCGAGAACTAACTCAACTACAAACGGTCTTGCAAAAGCAAATCAGTAGATTTGCCAATCACATCTTTAAGGATGGAAGTCCAGTTGTCGATGGACAGTTGGGTGCGGTGGATTGCAGTTTCATCCGCATCGAAACTGCGGTCACAGGAACAACAGCCGATGGCACGCAGGGACAAGTAACAGTTACTCCCTCTCAGTTTGTTGGAAAAATCATCGTCAATGATGTTTCATCAGGATCTACAGTTCCGCAACTTCGCATGAAAGTTCTTCATGTGGAAGCGTCGGAGGCGGTGGCACCGACAGATCCAGACCCATACCATGTTCTGTTTGTCGAGTATCAAAATTCTGTCACGGTGACAGATCCAAATACAGGCGAAAACAGAAGCATCACAAATCTGAAAGACCTATACAAACAAGTTACAGGCGCTCCCTCCACATTGTCGGTGGTTACTGTGGTTGACGAAAGCAATCAAGAGATTGCAACTGATATTCGATGTCAGATCAAGTATTCAAACGAAAGTGTAGATAAAGTTGCTACTTTCGGAAAAGCAACTCTAATATCGAACCAAGACGGCATCTATTACATTGACGGTGCGTTTATCATGGCATCGGCGCAGACTATCGCACTGAAGCGAAAGGCTAGACTACAAAGCACAGTACTTGGAGTTTCAACCGAAAGTGATTCAGTAGAAACTGAATGGACAACTGCTCCTGGCGATGTGCCTGCAATTGGTTCAATCGGAGAAGGTTGGACATTTGTTACAGGTATGGAAAGTAGTTTAGTTGGAGTCAGACTGTTTCAGTTCCCATCTTGCCGAGTTGGATTTACGATCAAGCGAGAAGTGATTGATGCAGATACTGATAGAACTCTTCTAGATCCTGCATACGGGTCTTACAACTATGCAGCGCCTGGTGCTGATCGCTACAAAGTTGATCTAGTATTGGATCAACTAGCATTCACTAATCAAGACACTCTTGCAGATGCAGACCAGTACAAAACGACTAACTTTGTTGAGTTGACTCGTGTAGTAGATGGAACTATTCGCTATTCGGTAAAGTATCCCATCTATAGCGATTTGGAAGAAACTCTTGCCCGCAGAACTTATGATGAGTCAGGATCGTATACAGTTAAGCCATTTGAAATCGACATCGAAGAATACTTCAATGACGAAAAGGTGTGTGTGCTTAGAGAAACTGTTAGAGAAATTCAAGGTTCTGCAAACTCGACACCATTTTCAGTAAGAAACGAAAGCGGCACATCAGAAGTTTCAGATGGATTCCCGGCAAACATAAGCATCTATGGATACCGAAATGACGCTTTGGTATGGAAAGGAATTGTGTCAAACGCGGATACATTCCTTTCTCGTCAAGGAGAAGTAGATTTCCGTGCAGAAGGTTACGGCACTACTTTGATGCACATGATATTTGGCACCCCATTGGAAGGTGATATCATGGTGTCTGAGTCTTACAGCAAATCAAACAATAGCAACTTGTTTTTCTTGAAGTCTGAAATTCCAGTAACAGGAGATGTGTTCAATCTTCTGTATACAAAAGGTGATGGAGTTCCTAGAAAGGTTCTATCACAGCAAGGAGAAAATCCTCAAGATTACCTGGCAGTATTTCCTCATGTCAGTACCTACTCAGATGATCGATTCAATGGAAAGTATACACTTGGACGCCTGCATCCTGAATGGGCGGCAGACGCAGAAGACCCATCATCAGAAACGGTGGTAGATGCCATTGAAGACGCCAAGAGCAAACTCATAGTTGGTGTTGGTACTGGCAAAGCATACATCTACGGATATGAGTTCGAGAATCAGAACACCAAGTTCATTCCAATCGAAAAGGCGAGAGAGTCTGAAGCAGTTGTTGGAGAAGAAATCAACCTGCTTCTCGGCAACTATGTGATCTGCGAACCACCTCTAACTGGCGATACTTCTGCTCCATCTACTCTGAAACTTCCATCTTGGAGTTCGCATCCAAAGGTTGAACTTTGGAATCAACTATCACCTGATGCTACGACTGGTAACGAAAATGGAAACACTTTAATCGGTACTGCTCGTATTCGCGGAGTAACACCAAACGAAGGTAAAGTGAATGTGCATCTATGTGACATTCAGATCAAAGATGGTTCTTACTTTGCAGACTTTGATCACATCAGATTCCGTTATGAAAATAGAGAAGATACTGTAGTTACCGGCGATCAGATTGCAGGAAGTATAGAGTTGTTTGAGATTTCGATTACGGGTGGTCCGTCTGGTTTTGGTGGAACATCA